GGTTTACTACCTCACGGGAGTAAACCTGCTGAAGTTGGCCGGCTGGGAGTCGTAAGACTGCCCAGCGAAGACGAGCTGTTCATCAAGCCGTAGAGCTTGCCTGGGTCATACCAGCCATGCTGAAAAGCTATGAAGACAGTCTTCTTTTGGTCTTGCGCGGCATCCTTGAGGATGCTGCGCGTGCCTACCCGGCCGATTCTGACGATTTCGGGAGAGACTTTTCTCGAATTCTTAGGAACGTTGAAGCGAGAGGTCTAAGTGTTCTCACACTCGAACTTCCCGCCTTGTGCAAGCATCTTGACAGATGCCTAGACAATGCCCTCTGGGTCGAACCTTTTCTTCCTTTATCCAGAAGAAGAGGTCCGCACTCCACGATCCCGCGATTATTCGCGAGGTTATGGAACAGGGTTTTCAACGATAGTGGCTGTTTCGTGGATGTCGTAGACATTCAAGCTATAAGTTTCTTGCGGCAGCTCTTGCTGTTCGCTAAGAAGGTCAAGCTTGAGTGCTCTCCCGAACGTACTCTCGCGAGTATTCGGGATTTCTACGCCATAGAAGATAAGATGGTTCCACCAGACCTTAACTGGAATGGTGATACCTTTAGCGGTGGGGATGCCAAGTTTCTCAACTTAGGCGACCCCGTCGGCTTCTATCCTGTTAGAGGGGAGCTTCCCCTCGACCCAGGAGGCGAGCCGATACGCGCTTCTCTTCTAAAGTGTATTCAGCAAGTCGCTGATATACTTTCCTGCGTGATCGGGGATTTCGATCCATTCGATCATGCACCGAAGCACGGTCCTGGTGTAGTTTCAGACCTTAAAGGCGGGGAGTTTAAGTACAGCTTCCCGTCCTGGCCTGACAGACTAGAGGCTATCTTCCCCTATGCAGATTTCGCTTTCGCGAATTACGCATTGTGGTCAGATAGTTTACCTGCCGTTGAGCAATCTAGGAGCGATCCTGAATGCTCTTCTCGCCTTATCGTAGTGCCCAAAACACAAAAGTCTCCTCGGCTTATCGCCGCTGAGCCTGTTGCGCACCAGTGGTGCCAACAAGTGATTTGGTCGTTCTTTAAGGCCAGGTATGCGAGCACTTTCCTGGATCGGTTTGTCTCCTTTGGAGACCAAACCGGAAATCAGGATCTTGCTCGGCTCGCGTCAAAAGAGTCATCTCACTGGACGATTGATCTTTCATCGGCCAGTGATCGGCTTTCTTGCCGCGTCGTGGAGAGGATCTTCAGGAGGATTCCATCCCTCTTGGATGCTCTCTATGCTAGTCGGACCCGCTATTTGTCTCAAGGACTTGATGACAAATCGCCTAGCATCGTACGTCTGAAGAAATTCAGTACGATGGGGTCGGCATGCACTTTCCCTGTGCAGTCCCATGTATTCTTGGCTATCGCGCTAGGCTCGACCCTCTTCGGGAAGGGCTCTGCAGTTACGCTCAAGACCATTATGGGCTTAGCAGGGCAGGTCCGCGTCTTTGGGGATGATATCATTGTCCCCAAAGAAGGTGGTAGACACACGGTGGAGGCCCTAGGTTACCTTGGTCTCAAGGTAAA